ATTACCTTTTGGAGAATGGCTACCAGATCAACCTAAGTTTATGAATCCTGGTGCGAATATAGCTAAAAATGTTTATTACGCTGCTAGAAGCTATAAACCCTTTCCATCTTTAATTGCTTATAGTGCTTCTTCTGGAGGAAGTACGGTAGGAAATATTGGTAAAGATTCCAGAGGAGCTGGTTCATTTAGATCAACGGATAATACTAGCTATAACTTTGCTGCAACTAAAACAGATATTTTTCAATTAGCTTCAGGAGCTTTTACTTCCAGAAAATCTGGTTTAACTGGAGATGATACTGACTTTTTTACTTTCACCCAATTTGGAGATTATATTGTTGTAAGTAATGGAGTTGATGCTCCTCAATACTATTTAATGGGAACTTCTACTAATTTTGCCGATTTATCTTCTATTGCAACAGATGGTACACCTCCTGTCTTTAGAACGTCAGGAGTTATAAGAGATTTTTTAGTTACAGGAAACCAAGCGTCTAATCGTAATAGAGTTCAATGGGCAGGAATTAATGATATTACCACTTGGACAGCAGGATCTAAACAAGCAGATTATCAAGACTTACCAGGATCAGGTGGACAGATTGTAGCCATTACTTCTGGAGAGTATGGTTATATTTTTAGACAAAATGAAATAGTTCGTATGGACTATGTGGGAGGAGCAACTGTATTTAGATTTTCCGTAGTTTCTCCTAATAGAGGAGCCATCATGGGTAAAACTGTTTGCCAAGATAATCGTAGGGTTTTCTTTTATGCTGATGATGGATTTTTTGAAGTTCAAGGTGATAATATTAAACCGATTGGAGCTGAAAAAGTAAATCGTTTTTTTGATGAAGATTTAAACAAAGGTTTTTCTAATAGAATTGTAGCTGCGGTTGATCCTTTTAATACGTTAGCTATTTGGTTATATCCAAGTGCAGATAATCAAGCGAATACTACTGGTATTTGTGACAAACTATTAGTTTATAATTATATTACTGAAAAATGGTCTTTTGCTAAAGCGACAGCTAGTACCATCTTTTCTCAATTCGTTGGTGCTTATACCGTAGAAACAATGGATCAAATCTCATCTAACTTAGATGATATTAATATTGCTTTAGATTCTCCTTTCTGGTCTGGTGGACAAAGATATTTAGGTGCTATAGATGGAGATTATAAGGCGGCAACTTTTTCTGGAAATACTAATGATGTAGAAATAGAAACTTCAGAAATAGAGTTGTTTCCTGGATTAAGATCAGATATAACGGAAGTCAGACCCATTGTAGATACAACAGCAACCGTTGCAATTACAACAAGGGAACGATTAGCAGATACAGCTTCAACTTCTTCGTATAGTTCAATGGTAACAAGCGGTACAGTTCCAGTTAGACAATCAGGAAGATATGTTAGGGCGAATGTTAAAATAGCAGCAGGATCAACCTGGACTCATGCACAAGGAGTTAATTTTGTAGCATCAAGAGCTGGACAACGATAATGGCTGAAGATATTAATATAGATAATATTCGTTATAGTATGGAACACCAAGAGTTCTTTCAAAGACAAGTAGAAGAAGCGGTAAATGTATTAATAAATAAAAACAATGACGAAAATGCTAAAGCGTTTTCATGGTTTATAGATTAGATGACAACAAATATAAAAGATTACAACACAACCCAAGCCGATAACTTAACTTTAAATGGAATTAGTGTAGCAGAAGGAATGCTACCTAGTAATTTGAATAATGCTTTAAGAGCATTAATGAAAAATACTAGAGATTGGTTTAATGATTCGCAATGGGTAGAATATGGAGATGGTAGTGGTTCACCAACGTATGCTTATGCAAGTGGAACTTCTTTTACTATTGCTGGTTCTGATGTAACTTCTCAATATCATGTGGGTAGAAGAATTAAAATTACAGCACCGACACCTGGAACTATTTATGGAACAATTTCAAGTTCTTCTTTTTCAACAGACACAACTGTTAATGTAACTTGGGATTCAGGTTCATTATCAAGTGAAGCTCTAACGAATGTTTATATTGGAGCTTTATCTAAAACAAATAATTCTATTCCAACTTTATTAATAGCTGATGGTAATATAGCAACTGCAGCAAATATAGATGCTACTAAAATTGGAACAGGCGTTGTTAATAATACAGAATTTAATTATTTAAACGGAGTAACGTCTGCTATTCAAACTCAATTAGATGCAAAATCAGCAACTATAACAGGAGCAGCAACAACTATTGTTTCTTCTGATTTAACTGCTGATAAAGTTTTAAAATCTGATTCTTCAGGTAAAGTCGCTGTATCAGGAACAAGCGTTACAGAATTAGGATATTTAAGTGGTGTGAGTTCAGCTATTCAAACTCAAATAGATGGTAAACAAAATATTGTTGCTAATCTAACGGATATAGCATCATTAGCAAATACAGATGGAAATTTTATTGTTGGAAACGGATCAAATTTTGTAGCAGAATCAGGAGCTACGGCTAGAACTTCTTTAGGGTTAGATTCAATGGCTATTCAAGCTGCAAGTGGTGTCGCAATCACAGGTGGTACGATTACAGGATTAGGTTCGCCAAGTGCAGGTTCTGATGCTGCAACTAAAACGTATGTAGATAATTTAGTTACAGGATTAAAAACAAGAATTATTTGTCGTTCCGCAACAACAGCTAATATTTCGTTGGCTACAGATTTACAAAATGGAGATACATTAGACGGAGTTACTTTAGCCACAGACGATAAAGTATTAGTTAAAAATCAAACGACAACAACAGAAAATGGAATTTATGTAGTGGTGGCAAGTGGAACAGCTTCAAGAGATCCAGATTTTGACACCGTAGCAGAATTAGCTGGACAATTAACAATTATCAAAGAAGGTACAACTAACGCTGATAGTATGTGGATATGTACGACAGATAGTGGTACAATCGGATCAGCAACTATAACTTTTTCACAAGTTTTTCCATCATCAGGAGGAACAGTAACTTCGGTTGCGGTAGCTGATGCAGGGTCAAGTGAATTTACAGTAACTGGTTCACCCATTACAAGTTCAGGAACAATTAATTTGGCAGTAAATAGTATTGACGTTGCTAAAGTTACAGGTGCAGCTTCGGCAGGTTTTTCAATAGCAATGAGTGTAGCACTTTAATAGGAGGATAACATGGCTCAAAACTTCAGAAATCAGATAACAAGAAATACTGGAACAACTCCAGTTGATATTCTTGCTGCGGCTGATAGTTATGATGCTGTAATTGGAATCAGATGTGCTAATGTAGCAGCTACATCAATTAATGTAGATGTTTATATTGTTCGTTCTGCAACCAGCTATTATTTGATTAAAACAGTTCCTATTCCAGCAGGAGGTTCTTTAGAACTCATTGATGGAGGAAGTAAAATTGTTTTAGCTTCAGGTGATAAAATTACAGCCGTTAGTGACACAGCATCATCATTAGATACTGCTGTTTCAGTTATAGATACAATTAGTACATAGGAGAAATAATTAATGCCTTACATTGGGCGACAACCACCAGCAACCGCTTTAACATCTGCTGATTTTGCAGCAGGTGCAGTAGGAACTACTGCCCTAGCGAATGATGCGGTAACTTCTGCGAAGATTGCAGCAGGAACTATTGTTGATAGCGATGTTAATGCTTCAGCAGCCGTAGCGACAACCAAGCTATCGGCTAATTCTATTTCTATTAATGGATCATCTGTTGCATTAGGAGGTTCTATTACTGATGTGGGTGCAGAAAATTATCCAACTATTTCATCTATTAGTCCAAGTGTAATTACAAATGCTGCAACTGCCGTTACTATTACAGGAACTAATTTTGTATCTGTTCCTTATGTAGATGCAATTAATGCTAGTACAGGAGCTATTACAACAGCAGATTCTGTTACCTATACTTCAGCAACAACAATCGTTGCGACTTTTACCTTAACAACAGACGGAACTTATTATATAAGGGTAGAAAATAATACTGGATTAGCGGTTAGAAGTTCTACAGCATTATTAACTGTTTCAGACGAACCTGCATGGGTAACTTCTGCTGGTTCTTTAGGAACATTTGCAGGTGGATCAGCAATTTCAACAATAACTTTAACTTGTACTGATGCGACTTCATTTGCCGTTACATCAGGAGCAGTTACAGCAGGTTTAACTTTTACAACTGGAGTGGGTTCAGCAACAATTACAGGAACACAGACGGCTCATACATCTGCGGCAACGGATTCATTTACAGTTACAGCAACGGATGCAGAGGGTCAAACTTCAGCTAGAGCTTTCAGTATTTCATGGAGCTTTACAATAGGTCAAGGAGGACAATTTAATTAATGGCTACAGCATATTTATCAAGAACAGCAGGAACACCTACCAATTCCGATAAATGGACTTTTTCTACTTGGGTCAAATCAGCATGGTCTAGTGGAAATGAAGGTACTTTAATTGGAACTAGAGTAGATGCAAATAATTATGAATTTGTTGGTTTTGATAGCCAACCAAGATTAAGACACTATTTACATTATAGTGGAAGTGCATCTGGACAATTAAAAACTACAGCCAAGTATAGAGATTATAGTGCCTGGTATCATGTTGTTTATGTATGGGATAGTGGTAATGCTGATGCTTCACTTCGTCAAAGAATGTATGTTAATGGTGTTGAATTAAGTGCATTTGATACAGATGATAATGCAACTCAAAACCAAGATAGTTTAATTAATACAAGTGGTAATACAGTCTATATTGGAGTTTCTGATACTGCTGATTCTAATTCATTTTTTCAGGGTTCATTAGCCCATACTCATTTTTGTGATGGTCAAGCATACGCAGCTAGTGATTTCGGAGAAACAGATTCTACAAGTGGTATATGGGTTGCTAAAACTTCTCCTTCAGTCACTTATGGAAACAACGGATTCTTTTTAAAATATGCTTCAGGTGCTTCAGGAACAGATAGTTCAGGTAATGGAAATAATATGACAGTTTCAGGAACTTTAACAAACTTAAAAGATACTCCTGATGATAATTTCTGTACTATGAATCCTCTTTCTGCAGGTGTGATTAATGGAGCAGGAATGGCTTTAACAAATAGTAATACAACGATTTATGATGGTGATGCAAACTGGAGAAGTGGATTTGGTACTTTAGGAGACAATCAAGGAAAATATTATTTTGAAGCAAAAATGGTAGGAAGTTCAACTAATTGGTGGATAGGATTTTTAGATGCAAGACAAGTTGTAAAAGGAGAATATAAATTTACAGAATACACTAGAGGATATGGAGTAGCTGGTGGTGGTCAAAGAGGAAACAGTAATAGTGAGGTATCTTGGGGTGTAACCTATGCCCAAAATGATATTGCTATGTGTGCTTTAGATTTAGATAATGGTAAAATTTATTTTGGAAAAAATGGAACTTGGTCTGAGAGTGGAGACCCTACATCAGGTTCTACAGGTACTGGAGCAGCTTATTCTGTTACAACAGACTGTATTTATTTACCAGCAGTTAGTCTCTATGACACAACAGCAGGAATGTCATTAAACTTTGGTAATGGCTACTTTGGAACAACAGCAGTAGCTAGTGCAGGAACGAATGCTTCAGGCATAGGTACGTTTGAATATGATGTTCCTACAGGATATACTGCAGTATCAACTTTAGGATTAATGGAGTAATTATGGCTTATATAAATTTTCAACCATCAGATTTTTTTAAGACAGTTATTTGGACTGGAACCCAAGCAGAACATGCTATTACAGGAGTAGGTTTCTCATCTGACTTTACTTGGATTAAAGCAAGAAGTGATGTTTTAGGTAATTATCTTTTTGATACTGTTAGAGGAGCAACTAACGCATTAGCTTCTAATAGTGGAGATGCACAATTTAGTGATGCACAATATTTAAAATCTTGGGAATCAGATGGGTTCACTTTAGGTACGAATAGTGCTGTTAATGGAACTGGTGATGACGTTGTTGGTTGGAATTGGAAAGCTGGAACGACAAGTGGTTTATCAGGAGGTACTATTACACCTTCATCTTATTCTATTAATGCAACATCAGGTTTTGGAATTTATAAATATAGTGGAACAGGTTCAGCAGGAACGATTGCTCATGGTTTGGGAGCGGCACCTGAATGTGTAATCGTTAAAAAAACAACTGCTGTAGATAATTGGTGGGTCTATCATCTCTATACACATAGCGACACATCTACATCAGGACAATACTATAATGTATTTAATACGACTGATGCTAGAAATACAAATTCAGGAGCTTGGAATAATACAAACCCTACTAGCACTTTAATTCATATAGGTGATGGTGGAAATGTTAATACTTCAGGACAGGATTATATTATGTATGCGTTTGCTCCTAAAAAGGGATTTTCAAGTTTTGGCGGCTTCAAGGGAAATGCTAGTACTGATGGTCCTTTCTGTTATACAGGATTTAGACCTGCATTTCTTCTGGTAAAATGTAGTTCAACTACATCAGGTGGTGCAGGAAACTGGTATATTTTTGATAATAAAAGAGTAGGATATAATATTGCTAACTATTCTTCAAAAGCAAATAGTAGTGATGCAGAAGCAACGAGTACTTATTTAGACTTACTTTCTAATGGATTTAAAATAAGAAATGCAGCAGCAGATTTAAATGGAAGTAATGCCGATATGATTTATTTAGCATTTGCAGAATTCCCTATTGTATCTAGTAATTCTAAAATTGGCACAGCAAGGTAAAAAATTATGGCTTATATAGGAAGAGGTATAGAACAGTTTAGTGAGATAGAAGTTTTAGATAATAT